TTGGTATCTTTCATTGTTAGAGTAGTACCATTCCTTTGTATAAGAGTGTTTATAGATTCTCTGCTCTACAGAACAAGAGGTTAATAATAGTAATACGAGTAAAAGCAATAATTGTTTCATATCTTATTTATTTTAAAATATTGATGTTGCCGGCATTCTTTACACTGGAGAGTACATCCATACTGTGGCATATTAGCCCGATGGAATTCGTAGCATTTCCATTTGCGTTTTGATAGTAACTTTTTAATTTGGGCCTTTTTAAGCGGTTCGATAATTACGAATCTTATAAATAATCCTGCTGTAATTCCTAATAGTCCAAATATAACTTCTCTCATAGTTTGCTTGTTTTATTTCTCTTTTCATATGCTAACTCTTCTCTAAGAAGTTTTATTTCTTTTGCATCTTGTTCTTGTTGCCATTTAGCACCTCTTTTGAATCCATCTCTAGCTGCAGTTATTTCTTCTCTGTTATAATCATCACTTCTATACCATTCCTTAATTGGAAATTCTAGTAATGATGCCTTATCAATAGTTTCTTCAAGTGTTTCTTGTTTAGCATTTTGGATAAACCTTTCCATTATTTCATCTTTGGGAAGGTTTATTGAATATTCAACCCTCTTTCCATAACAAGTTTCGCATCCACGACCTTGATGCAATGTGCATGTCATGTCTGTAAAACAAAGGTCATCAACTCCATTACATCGACCACAGCATCTGCTCTTTTCTACTGTTTCTATCTTTTCACAATTTTGATTCTTAATATACCATTTTAAGAATTCCTCTGGAATGGCCTGAACCCCTTCATTAATAAGAGCAGTATCCGTTGTTAGGATAATCCTTTTCCATTCTCTTCTATCAATTAAACCTTGAGCATCAACCAGCTTTGGACTGGCTTTCATTACCTCAATCCCGTCTGTAACGTAATCTCCTCTATTAAATTTACCATTGGCAGTAATATAGAGCTGCTGAGTACTTCTTTCAAAGGCCCTAAACAGCGAAGTATATTTGCTAAGAGTTAACTCAGAACTATTACCTAGATAATATAATCTGCTTGGATTCGGTGTTGCTAATAAGTGTACATTTTTCATAGTTTGCTTGTTTATTTTACCCAAAGGCTTAAAGACTTAAGTTATATTCAACCTGTGGTTTTTTGTTTCTTTATTTTAATTATCTTTAAAAAAAGCTAATAATTCTTTAGTTTTTTTAATTTGTTGTCTCAGTTCTTCCATCTTTGAGTGAGGCAGTTCTGAAATTTCATAGATGGATTGCATCATCACTATTTGATTTTCTAACATTAATATTTCTATTGCATTCATAATTTTCTTTGTTTTAATCTATTAAGTACTCGGTTATCCATTTTAAATCTTCTTCGTTATCTTCAAATTTTTCTTTTAATACCTCTACTGCTTTGTACATTTTCTTGATGTAATCAAATCTACCGTCATTTACCCATAAAAGGAATTCTTCGAATTGGTCTAATGATTCTCCATTTTCATCAAAACGTTGATAGAAACTTTCACCTAATAAAATGGACCCAATATCCGATAGGCCATAAGCAAAACAATCTTCTTCTTCAATTTGCAGATAGAATTGAAAATCAGTTTTATAGAAGACAATCAAATCTTCGCTAGTCTCATCTTCGATTATTTTAAATTTGTTGTCTAAAATAATTTTTCTAGCTTTTGCATTTATTTCGGGTAAATTCATAATATTTCTTTGTTTTAATTATAATGTAAATATAATTAAAAGACTTTTATCCCGAAAATCCAGAGTGTTAATTTTTTGTTAAATTTACCGACAATTTTGCATAAAAAAACCCGGAATTACCCGGGTCTTAAATCTATTTGTCGAAAAATAGATATTGTTTCCATTCGTCTGGAATGTTTTCAATATGTTTCATTAACATAAGGAAATGAGGTCTTCTGGGTTGCGGAATGGTCTTACCGTACTCTTCCAGACTTAAGTCTGCTTTTTCACCATTACATTTTTTGCAGGCAGTGGTAAGATTTTCCCAGGTGTTAGGACCTCCTTTTGATTGGGGAATAACATGGTCTATTGTAAGTTTCTTCCTGTCGGATTCTTCACAATAAACGCATTTATGATTGTCTCTCTTAAAGACATTTTCTCTGGTTAGAGGAACGTTTCGGTGCTCAGTATAAATGTACTTCTGTACTCTTATAATCGAAGGCTTATAGATTTCAGCATCAGGGTCGCATAGACCAAATTTACAATCATGCTCCCAAATCACTTTTGCGTTTCCCTTATACACTATTGAAAATGCTCTAAGACTACTGATAACACTTCGAGGCATATAGCTCGAATCGATTACTAATGTTTTGTTAAAAATGTTCATGATATTAAATATTTGCGGAGAGCAGAGGTTACGATCCCCATCCGGTTCGCCCGAACCAACTGTTTAGCAAACAGTGCTGAAACCACTTCAGATTACTCTCCAAGTTAAAAATGCGGAAGATGCAGGATTCGAACCCGCACACCCTTTTAATGATCGACGCATTTCAAGTGCGCTGCCGGTACCCAGTGTCTTTCGGCTTAATCTTCCAATTTATTTGTACCCCTAGAAGAATTCGAATCTCCATTTAACATCTTAGAAGGATGTTGCATTTCCATTTATGCTATAGGGGCATAAAGCCAATCCCGTAGATTGGCCGCTCGGCTTTAGGTACCAAGTTTGCAAGAATAAATCTCTGACCAGGACTTATACCCTCTGGGTATCGTCGTGTGTTTCCGGGTTTCGAACCCTGTTCTCTACATTCACAGTGTAGCACTTTACCGATTAAGCTAGAAACACCATATTAGTACCTCATAGTGGAATCGAACCACTGCCCTTTGCATGTAAAACAAATACGCTTCCATTACGCCAATGAGGCTGGTAGATGGATTATTTTTTTATAGTAGAATTCGCCAACCTCAAAACTACTTTGTTCCCCCGGATGGCCTCGAACCATCTACCCCTCCGTTAAAAGCGGAGTGCCCGTCCACATGAGCTTCGAGGGATTATATTTTGTTGCGATAAGGAATTTCGAAATCCTGACATCTCCAATATGAGCGGAGTACTCTTCCTCTGAGTTATATCGCATTTTTTAATTTTTCAAATTCACTTAATACAAATTTTTCATTATATCTACCAGAATCTTTAATTATATAAGGAACATATCCACATTTAATTATTTCTTGGATTTTTATCCTATCTCTGTTTTGGACCTGTTCTAATGAATGATTTTTGGTAATTTTTTCATAGTGCCATTTACCATTCCATAAAATAGCAATTTTTATTGAAGGTATTATAACGTCTGCATCCCATCCATTAAATATACATTCATTTGTTAAAATATTTTTAAATTCATTTTGACATAATTCAGCAAATAGTATTTCATTTTTGCTTCTTTTATTTTGAGATTTAGCGCTATTTAATCCACCTCTTCTACTGTATTCTAAATGATTAGGATGTGCAACTGCACATGATTTAGAACAAAATTTAGAATTTCTTTTGTGCCATTTTACCGTAAATTCATTTTGACATGACATGCAACATAGTTTAACGTCAGGGTTTGCATTGGCACTTATTTTTTTAGAAACTTTTTCATTAATTTCTTTTCTTTTGGCTTTAGTACTAAAACCTCTAGAACATTTTGTTGAACAGAATCTGCCAGAACCATAAGTTCCTTCATGTTCGTTGTTGCAATTTTCACATGTTTTCATATTATATATATCTACATATTATTCGAACTTTTAAATTTGCCTTAGTAGTCGATAAAGGACTTGAACCCTTATTCCCGAGTTCGTAGCCCGGTGTTCTATCCATTGAACTAATCGACCAATTGTGTCCTTGACAGGCATCGAACCTGTATATCTCTCGGTTATGAGCCGAGCGCCTTCACCAATTTAGCTACAAGGACCTATTGGCACGGGTGGAGGGATTTGAACCCCCATCGCTGGTGTTGGAGACCAGAATGCTACCATTGCACTACACCCGTATTTTTGTAGATATGGGCAGAATTGAACTGTCCGTCACGTCCATGTTCCTTTATTAATCATACTAATAAAGTACTGAGGATTGCTCTACCACTGAGCTACATATCTATTAGAGCCACGTAACAGGGATCGAACCTGTCTGCTAAATCTTGTCAAATATTCTCATCTTGTCGACCTTTCAGAGGCATATTCTATTTAACTCTTCATGATTTTCCACCTTACGTCTAAAGTGTTCCATACATAACTAGTTAAAAGATCCAGTTGTCACCATTGACTACGGACATTTTGGTGGACCCTGTAGGAATCGAACCTACTCCTCTAGTTCTTCAGACTAGCGTACGCACCAGCTATACCAAAGGTCCATAAAAGTATAATATCCGTTATAATACCGACCCAGTTTCCCAGGACCAGGTTGGATTCGAACCAACATCTCTTTTTTACGTGGGCAGCAGTGGACTCGAACCACTCCCTTTAGAGACCGATTTTACAGACCGGCTGCCGTATCCGAACGACTTTTGCTACCCTTATTGTAGTGATATTAGGAATCGAACCTAAAACCTCTTCGGTATCAGCGAAGTGCTCTAACCAATTGAGCTATACCACTAGTTGATTACCATCTGACTCTTTTCGAACTTTGCAGGCTCGTATCATTCCTTAATGGTAATTTGCTCTTCCCCTAGGACTCGAACCTAGATAAAATGATTAACAGTCATCCGTAATAACCTTTATACGAGAGAAGAATTTTGAGGACCCTGAGAATTTCGAAATCTCGACCCGTTGCCTAACAAACAACCGCTCTGCCTCTGAGCTAAAGATCCAATTTAGTCTTTTGCTTACCTCTAAATAATTTACTTTGCCAACCGGGCCTTAGTTCCCGGCGCTTACCAATCATACTGGAGTAATTATTCCTTTGTTGCGGGTGAGGGACTCGAACCCCCGACCTTAAGCTTATGAGGCTCACGAGATACCAACTTCTACCAACCCGCTATTTGTTTCCCTTGAAGGACTCGAACCTTCATCAACTTACGTTGAGCAACCACGTTCAATAGTGGTCCATGTTTGCCAATTTCACCAAAGAGAAAACTACTAAATAAATTTCGTCTGCAAAGTACTCTTTATCATATGTAGTAACCTTATAGTCCTGATAGAATTTGCAGATTCTATACTTGCCTATCCAGTTTGTTGCCGAGATGACGGGACTCGAACCCGTGACCTTCGCCGTGACAGGGCGACATTGTTACCAACTCTACTACACCTCGATTATTTTGCGGTCCCGGAGGGTTTCGAACCCTCATTTTAGAGCAGTGACAGTGCAATTCCCCGACCAATGGGGCTCACAAGACCTTTTGTGGAGCTACCGGGATTCGAACCCGGAATAACAGAATGCAAATCTATCGTGATGCCAATTTCACTATAACCCCAAATGCACTTCCTCGACTGTTTAGTGCGAACCAACGTAGTATTGCGTATGGGATTCGAACCCATGCCTCATCATAGAAAGTGATACGTGTTTACCCCTTCACTAACGCAACATTTAGAGCCTCTACAAGGAATCGAACCCTGTTATCTTGTGTACAAAACAAGCGCATCACCATTTATGCTTTAGAGGCAAATCAATTAAAGTGGGTGTTTGAATCCCTTCTCCGCTTTATCAGTGCGGTGCTTTACTACTAAGCTAACTTTAATCCTTGTACCCAGGGAGGGATTCGAACCCTCAATATCTAGTTCCTAAGACTAGCGTGTCTACCGTTCCACCACCAGGGCAAATCTAATTCTATGCTCACAATATGTAGTTCTATGAATTAGTAACAATCTCATCTGTGTCTGGATAGCAGGATTCGAACCTGCGTGCTCTAGCGTCCAAGGCCAGCGAGATAAACCGGGCTCCTCTACATCCAGAAATTATTTGTTGCCTGTGGAGGTAACGATCCTCCTCCGATGCTGTCAAAGAGCATTGTACTACCTTTATACGAACAAGCATTATTCAAACTTGGTTTTAGTTACTTATTCAGGCTCAGTGTCCAGACTTATAACTAATTTCCAGTATCACCACGAGGAGGTGTTTGATTGATACCGCTACGCTTCGTTGGTACTTGCCGTTTCTTAAGTCGACACTTTCCCCGTTGCACGTTTTATTTAAGTGTACTTCCCTACTAGCGTCTTTGAAGCCAACACCTTTAATTCTATGTAGCGACTCTATACGCCCTATGAATTAATAACAGTCTCTCTCGATATCATGATAGGAATCGAACCTACTGCGGCAACTCCTATTACGGACCCGCTCTACCAATGAGCTACATGATAAATTACTCTAGCACCACCCAGAGTCTTTGTCCAGTCTGTTCACGATACAATTTACAGTACCTCGAGAGCGATTTCCCGTTAAGAACCGATACTTGTGACCGGCAATCAATTTAGTTATCATGACAGGATTCGAACCTGCGATTGGAAGACTATTACCTCTACCCGTGCTAACCATCTACACTACATAATAGCTATACTGTGGTATATCAATTTAATACCCTTAATATTTACTCAATGACGAGCAGTATAGTTTGAGCAGATAGGGAGAATCGAACTCCCATCTTTAGATTGGAAGTCTAAAGTAATGGCCATTATACGATATCTGCAGTTTGGTTATCAGTATGTCAAAGAACCTTTGTTCTAATTTGTTATGTAAATATATAACAATTCTTTCAATCGGTAAAACTTTAAGTGTTAAAATTATGTTAAAGTTTTAATTTGAGTTTCTGTAGAGAATCGAACTCTATCTGTAGAGTTTGCAATCCTACCGGTCGCCATAACCATCAGAAACATGTAAAATCAAAAAAGGACCAATCATTTCTGAAAGGTCCTTTTGAATATTTGTATGTTAATAGAGTTTAACTCATATTAACTAATTTTGTTTCAAAAGAACCATAATGCTTCCAATCCCCATTATTTCTATAAGAGGCACATATCGGGCTACCTGTCGTAAGGACTGGTTGTTCCATAAAAATGATATGTTGTTGAATTGCTTGCATTGTAATTGTTTTATTTGTTCTAATCTATATATAAGATTTAATTTTCTTATGTATATTATAGTATTATATATCTTTTTGTTTCAGGAAATTCAATGTAAATTCCATTTATTTTTTATTTATTTTTAGATGATTGGTTTTCAATTGAAAGGGCTTTGATATGCTTACAATCTCCTCTTCGGAAACTTGATGCGGGACAATTACAACTCCAAACCCCTCTCTGAAACTTGACTAAATACTCTGACTTTCCGTTTGATGATGGTACCTTAAATTCTAGGTCCACCTGTGGTTCAGCCTTCAATTGGGTTGGAACTATTGGTTTCTCAATAATTATACTGTCATCGAACTCTACATCATCTCTAGTTGTTCCCTCATCTACAGGAATCCAACCCGGACATATATAGGTACCAAACATGGTTCTCATAATTCCAAAGTCTTTAAAGACCCGGTCTCTAGGTATTTTATATTTAGCCATTATCTTTCTAGGATTACGAATTCACCGAATGCATTATCAAATGCTTGTAAGAGATTCTCATAGTCTCCGCTCATCATTTCGTTTATGAGTGCTTCACCTCTATCTTTCCATCCTAACTGGGTTGCAAATCGTTTAGCGTAAGCCATAAGAGCAAATGCATTTCCATCAGGACCTGTAAGGTCTATAATAATCGGGGTGGTTTTGACTTGTTTACTTCGTATCATAATTGATGTTTTAATTATAATGTAAATATAAACAAAAAACTCCAGACCCGAAAGTCTGGAGTGTTAAAATTTTGTTAAAGTTTAATTACTTTACAGTGTCTACTTTTGTAGTGTCTACTGATACGGTGTCTACTTTTACTGAATCAACTTGTACTGTTGTTGAATCTGTTCCGGTAGTTGTAGTTTCTACTTGCTTACAAGATGTAGCTACTAGTGTTGCCATAAATGCAATCGCTAAAAATACTTTTTTCATTTTGGTTTAGTTTAATGTTATTTAATTTAAAAGTTATATGATTTAAAACCTTTTTGTTTCAAATTATTCTCTTTTCTTTTTATCAATAACTGACCATACTATTCCGATAAGAGTTGCAACTGCACCGATTCCAGTGTTAAGTGTTACTTCTGTTAAAACTCCTGAAGTTACAAGGTAACCTCCTACGAATGTTAAAATGTGTCTAACAAATCCTAATGTTTTGTCTAATGATTCTTGTGTCATAATTATAAATCTATTTTTTGTTTAGAGCCATCTGTCATACTATAAGTAATATGCAGCGGTTTTAGTGAATGTTCTCCTGAATTTAGTATCTTTAAATATTCAGAACCTTTACCTGGTTTTAAGTAGGCAACAGTCATGTGGGGCATATAATCTGGGTAGTCCGTAGTGTGCGGAAGTTCACTAAGTGATTTATTTGCATTATGAAGATTATCACCTTCCATGTCAAATTTTAGGACATCAAATTTATCATTTTCAAAAAGAGAAAGATTGTAGGCTTTGCACTCTCCGAGTTTAATCCCTTTTAATTTGTCTGCAACCTGATCAACAGTTACTTCAGGGTGAAGTCCGTATAATAAAGTACAGTGTGGTTCATTTTCAAGACCGTAACTTTCATCAGCTTCTACTGTGAAAATATCTTCAGGTCTTATTGATTGATGTAGAGTTGCCATTGCTGGAAAGTCAAAATATAACATTGCACAATTAAAATCATGTGTTGTTTTTATTTTTTCATTTAAGAACTCTTCGAATAGTTTAATTCTTTTCATTATTTTCTTTTTTATTAATTTCATCCATTTTTTTCATAGCCCAATCAACTCCTTCATCTCCACCCCAAATCAACCATGCAACATATCCATTGTCTTTCCACGGTTCTGATTTATGTTCTGGTGCTATTTTCGAGTTCTTTCTATGTCGATTAAATTGTGCCATTCGGGAAACTACATCTTGCGAAAGTTTTTCTCCTTTTGCCAACTGATTTGCACGTTGCCATCCGACTGGAGTACCTGCAGTTACTTCATCACGTCCATATTGGTCTCTCCAATCCAGGGCCTTCTTTGCATTCTCCTTTGCGGCAGCAGGATAGTCATTGTAAGTATCTTCTGATTCTAAAACAACAGATTCTTGCGCGTCCTCCCAGTCCTCTTCATCGGGATAATCTTTATCACCTGGCTTTGCAGGTTTTTCGCCGCGCTTTCTTTTAGCCCATATATTGTCCCAAAGACCCTTCTTTTTTTCGTCTAGGAACTCTTCAAATAATTTTACTTTTTTCATTCTACTTCAAATCTTTTTGGGTCAAAGTCCAGGGTTTTCTTAATCATATAGTCACTCAATTTCTCGAGCTCGGTGTTAGCCGCTGGATTTACATCACGACCGTAAAAATCATTAAATAATTGTCTGTATGCCTGAACTGTAGAATCAAATGGTACTCCCGGCTGACTGTTACTTTCAATTATATATAGTTTTCCAGATTTATCTTCCATAATATCAAAACAGATATATGGCAAGTCTGAGAATATTTTACCGAATTTTTCAACTAGGTCATTAAATTTCTGTGGTATTTTGGTAACGTCCTTTTTAATGTATTTAAACATCATTTGTTCGTCTCCTTTTCCTTCTCCAGATTTTGCTTTAGCATTCAATGGGTTTCTTTCCATCCAGAAAAATGGTTTACCCTTAAATGTAATCAATCTGTGTTCGGCTGCTTTGTCAATATATTCTGAATAAACATCCAACTTCGAATGGTCTGCATCGTCCCATGATTTCTGGTCCTTAAAGATTTGAATACCAAGTCCTGAGTGTCCTTCTGCTGGTTTTCCAATTAATGGGAATCCAATTTTTAGGGCATCTTTTTCATTATGCGCAGTTTTTGGGATGTTTTCATCACCATCAACCAACTTATGAAATTCTGCCTTGGAACCAGATTGTTTGATATGTTCTGGTAGGTTATAGACATTTTCTTTTTTAATTAACCCTTCATCTAGGAGCTTTTGAGTTACTCCAGAATTGTATGTAAGGATTGGGTATTCTGAATTGATGTTAATGTCTTTGTAATTATCAAGTGTTACCTGTACAAAGAAATTATCTCCGGCGAAGTCTTTATAAGACCACCATCTATGCCCACTATCAGGATTAATAGCCAAATAGATTTTATGCAAATCGGAATTGTCTTCCTTCTCTGCAATAAACTGTTCAAATAATTTAATTCTTTTCATGTATTATATATCTTATAAATACGAAGACGAAAGTTCTTTAAGTTGTTTTAATATAGTAGGGTCTTCAATCTTATGAATCACCTTCATTCCGTCTTGTTGTCGACGGATTCCAATTGCAGTTGTTCCAGAATTAAATTTAATTGTATGCAGTTTTGCGACCTTAGGGTCCATTTCAAAAATGCAACCCGCAAATTGGTCCTCTTGAGTTTGTAATGGGACTGAAACCCAATAAACCCGATGTGAATTCATAATCTTATCATGTTGGCTCTTTGGAAATGAAAACGAATCGTAATATATTAAGGGTGCATTTGTTTTTACCTCAATGTTATATCCATCAATTATCATATCTTTATCCGAATCAAAAACGTTTAGGGATTCCTCGACCTGATGTCCGGAATCCCTAAAGTGTTTTGCAACTATCTTTTCTCCTAGCATTCCTAGAAGTACTCTTTTGTAGTCGACTGCCATATTAATGAGAATCTCCTATGTTATTCTTTTCACCATAAATCAAGTAGTCTGGATTAATTACTTTCGCAACTTTTTGTCTTTCACCAGTAATGTGCTTGATTACAATTCCTTCATGTGGGACTTTAGTACCGTCGATGAAGTTACCGAAAACCAAACCATCTTGTACCTCTTGATTCCATAATCCTTCATAAAGAACTGTAACATGAGAGAGTTCTAGAACTTCCTCAACAATGTATTCTGTTAATTCAGGGTCCATATACTTTCCATCAATTGTTAAATCAAATGCAGCAAATCTAGTATCTTTTAAACCATATTCATAGTTCTTTTGAATTCCTGCACCATAGATTTCACCATACAAAACAAAACCAGAACCAATTTCTTCGACTGATTTTCTTTTTATAGCTCTCCAAAGTTTTTCTTTGATACCATATTCTTCGGCAGTTGTTCTCCAAACGTCAGTTGAATAAAATCCTTGAGAATCAGATCCTTTCTCACAATTATGAGAACCATAAATGTACTCGTAGTTAACCCATTCGTCAGCAATTCTTAAGAATTTTCTTACTCTGTCCCAAAGGGTCAATTTAGATTTCTTTACAATACCATAGCGTGCATTTGTTCCGTGCAATTTTCTGGTGATTTGAACCTCATCCTCTTCTGTAAATAACCCAGCCACATTTTTCAAGTTTGGAAACTTGTAGTAGATATGGAAGTTTTGGTTATCTCTCCATTTGATTTTTCTACCAGACGCTAATTGGATTTGTTTAACTGGTGGCTCATATTTAGTGATACCTAACTCTTCCATTAAATCCTTTCCTTCTACAATAGATTTTGCTCTAATATATGTAACTGGAATGATTAAACATTCTGAATAGACTCCACGCAATTTTACAGTTCGGACTCTTGTACCTTTTCTTAGGTAGTTTGCAACTCCCATTTTTTCAGAAAGGGCTTCAGGTATTACAGCATCTGTTGTTGCAATTACTGTTAGAGAACCTTCTCTAAATTCACCTTTCTTTGTGATGGCATTCCATCCACCTGCGATAACTAATTCGATGTTATCTGCTCCTTCGATTGCTCTTACTTCATTTATTTTTGCTACGTAGCAAACTGAATTTTGATTTTCCATTATATTAATTCATATTTAGTTAATGTATCTCTTCTCTCTTCTTTGTTAATTCCTATCAAATAGTTCTTAACATTCTTAACGATTAGCTTACTATAAAATGTTCCAATGTATGCTAATGTTACCCTCTTTTTTTCGGATGGTCTTTGCGTTAAATCTATTTTAACGTTTTTAACATCACTAATTGCCAATAGTATTTGATTTTTATAGCCAGAATTACCATCGATTAAATTGATAACTCTATTTGTTAAAATACCATTAACAACTACCCGGATTTGATGAGGTTTGTTACCTTTAAGATATGTTATTTGGTACTCATCATATCCAAGGTGTTTAAACCCTTCATCCGTCTTTTCGTATTTGGCAACTTTAAAGTTATTTTCCATACTTTATAGTTTTACTTCAAATCGTTGTTTCATTTTTTCTAATGTTTCTTCTGGAACATTATGTGAATTTACTCCTCCATGTCGGTTTTCTACGATTATAGAATTGACTTTATAGCCATAACTTTTAGCCAAATCATAGTAGGCCTGCATTTCCCATTCCTGAGTAAATGTGTTTGATACTACTACAGTATGCTCATACTTCATAAGGAATTCAACTTCTAATTGGCACCATTCATGGGCTTCTTTAATCAAAGAAAAGTCAAATTTGTACTTTCCTTTGTTATCTACAAAGTACATGTCGGCCTCTTTGTGACAATAATCTCTATCACCAACAAGGATTTTTGCCAATGTAGATTTTCCAGCTCCTGGCAAACCTCTTAATAAAAATAATTCTTTACTCATAATATTGTTGTTCTTGTAGTTCATAATATTCCTCTTCAGTCATTGGCCTTTCATTGTAAATTGCTTCTGCGACCAAGAATCCAAATAGGAAGGCCATAAATGCAATTATCAAAATTACCATATTTGTGTCTTTGTCTCTCATCTTATTTGTTAATTTGAGATTCTACTTCTTGAATAAAATCGATTGCAGATGATATACTTCCAACATTAAATTTCATCAATTCATTTTCAGTGTATTCTCTTGAACCGGTTTTCCAGTCATATATCGTAAAAATATCACCTCCAAAATCTACAACCCATTCAACTTGAATTTTATTATCTCCACTCGGCTCATTGTATGTAGGTTCTCCTAGTGCCTCTAGTAATTGACTATAAGTTGCAACAATATAACCTTGAAGTGATGTTCCTGATTCGTCTGCGTCTTCGATTGAAAGTACTTTAAATTTTTTCATAATGTTTCTTTGTTAAAATTAGATATGTAAATATAATCAATAGTTTAGAATCCTGAAAATCTAGAATGTTAATTTTTTGTTAAAGTTTTTGTCTTCGAAAGCTTAAACTTAATCGAGGTTCTACATCATTTTTTTCTTTTGGAATTCCATGTAAATATATGTCTTGCATACCAGGACCCATAAATAACATAGAATTATGTTTTAGTACAACCTCGTATCCAATGTTGGTAAATCTATTAATCAATCTCATTTTACGATTAGAATTTCCGAGTGTAAGTGTCGCAACAATCATTGGTTGTTCTAGGTCTGGCATTTTGTCGGTATGATCCCTAAAAGAACAATTTCCACTATTATAATAATTAAGAGTGCATGTATTAAAATAATCAGCATTAACAGGTAACTTCTCCTCCAATTCTTTTTTAATTCTTAAAACAGTTTCAGAGTAGTTTTTTCGACCATACTTTTTGCCAAATAGTGTGTATGTAATACCCTTATCGGTCATTCTACACATTTTTCTACCACCTCGACCGGGCTTGTCAAAACTGGATTCTACTTTAACACTATCAAAAAGATTTGGATAATTATCAATGTCCAATATATCTTCAATTAAATAGATGTTGTCAATTAGTTTTATTGCTTTCATTTAATTAAATTTAATATGTAAATATAAACAAAAAACCTGACACGGTAAAATGTCAGGTTAATTATTTTCAAAAAGTTATTAACAATTTAACAAACTTCATGTTTTTTAATTTTATGTTGTTTTTTATAGCTCTCTATAAAACTGCCACCAACTCCAATCTCATCGATAATATAATTATTCGGAATCATTGGTTTCCTGGCATTCAGATTTATAATTTTATCCGGGTTTTGTTCATTCTCAAACACAATCATGTATTTTGTTTTTGAACTGCTAGATTTTCTATAGACAACAACAACCATTACGACATCATATTTTCTTCGATGATTGCTTTACCTCTACGAATACGGTTTTTAATAGTTTGTAGCGGTAAGTCATGTTTTTCTGCGATTTCTTCGTACTTCATCTCATTAATCAAACGATCAATTACAATTTCACGGTACATTCCTTTCAGGTTTTCAATTTCAGTAAGAGCACGACCATACTTTGCCATAAGTTCGTCATCTTCCTCAAGGAAATCCTGTTCGGTTTTC